CGCAGTAGAGGGCGCGACTATCACCCTGGCGACTGATGACCCGGCGGACGTACTTGAGATCGCAGGGCAGTTGCAAGCTGGCAAGAGAGTGACGCTAGAGTCATGATGGCAGCACAACTCCCCCGCTGCGAGGTCTGTGGCTTACTCGCCATGCGCTATCCACACCACATAGTAACCCGTGGCAGTGGAGGCTCAGACGATCCAGTGAACCTCATCAACCTGTGTCTAGCGCATCATGACGAGGTACACACTCAAGGCACGGATACATTCGCGCAGACTCACGGACTAGAGAAGCGTTGGGAGAAGGCAAGAGAGGCAGCGGAAGGATGAGGCCAAGGCTCAGAAGATACAAGCATAGACACTGCTACTCCTGTGGCAATGAACTGCCATACGTCCGCGACCTTGTAAGAGTACGCATTGACCGCTACGAGGACGTAGGCATGACAGAGAGTAATGAGCAGTGGACAACAGAGACGCGCTACTACGGTAACTGTTGCTGGACAGAGAGAGCGCCAATGGGATTCAGGGGGGAGCAATGATACGGTTACGTCGCTGGTTATTCTTCAAGATAATCGGCAGGGCGCACACTGCACCACATGACGGACAGGCTACGTGGTGGAACGGGAAGAAGTTGAGAATGGCTTATGCATGTGAGACTCGCATACTCAAGCCATGTTCTATGTGTACTGTTGGAATGCCACACAGGCACAGTGATGATTTCTTTGAGTGGTTCTCCTACAAAGCATACAGAGAGAAATGCAACGCATTGGAGGTACATGAGGCTGGACCAGTGCTGTTCATTCGGGAGACGTGACGCATGGTAACTGAACAGGAATTGATGGACGCATATGGTGCGGCGGTGAATGCAATGGAGCGCGCACTAGAGTGGATAGGGGAGATAGAGTCGGTGGATATGCACAAGCAAATATGTAAGGTGAGAGAAGCATGCGAAGTTTGTTCTTGCCATTGGTAAAAGCTGCTAAAAAAACTGGTAGCTTTTACCAATGACTCAGAACGGGTTACTCCGCCGAAGCCGAAAGTAGACTGTTGACTACTACTGTTGCTACTTGTCAGCTATAGTGCTACCAATTCTTACCAATTACTTACCAGTTTTTGCCATTGAATGTAGGTAGAAACCAACCACTAGAGTGTTGTGTACCTACACTACATGCGATTCCCCGAGTGGGAGCATGACCAGGTGGAGCACCCCCCCACCCGCTAGAGCAGGGGGGGTGGGGTCAAAAGTATCCTCCCTCTCCCACAAATCAGCCCTCAAAAACTCTGTTGCACATGTAAGGACTCCATATGCCACCTACCGACCCCGAGTTGATAGAACGTGCCCGCGCACTGAATGACAGTGGCCTCAACCAGTCACAGGTAGCCAAGGAAATGGGCGTGTCAGCGGCCACCATAAGCCGCTGGTTGCACAAGCCCGACGACGCTGACCCCGCTACCGCACTCGACATAGCGGCGCACAGGGCCGACGTGCGCAAGAAGTGTATCGAGCGTGGCTATGCCACTGTCTTGAATCTCTTTGACAAGGTGGACAAGGACGTGAAGCAGGGTAACTTCACGGCCAAGTTCCCCGCAGTGGTGCAGTTGGGGATCATGATAGACAAGGTGGTGGCGCTTGAGACGGCGCAGAACCGCGTGCCCGACTTGCCGCCCGGTAGTTCCCTGAACATCTTCGCTGAGATTCAGAACCTGGCCCCCGTGCTTGAGAAGGTAGTCAATGCCAATAGACCGCAACTTACTGATGGCAACGTATGTGCGGACGATCTTGCAGAACCCGTACATCCCGCAGGACCACAAGCCGCACCCGAAGCAGACGGAATTCCTGCTGGCGACAGACCCGAAGACGGGTAAGCCTTACGAGGAGATACTTTTCGGGGGCTCCGGTGGCCCCGGCAAGTCGGACGCCCTGCTCATGGCGGCACTCCAGTATGTGGAGGTGCCCGGATACGCGGGGCTCATCATCCGTAAGACGTACTCCGACCTGGGCGAGCCCGGCGCGCTCATAGACAGGGCGCACGAATGGTTGGATGGCACGCCCGCCAAGTGGGATAAGCAGGCGAAGATTTGGAGCTTCCCCGGCGGGTCGAAACTGTCGTTCGGCTACCTTGCCAACGAGAATGACAAGTACCGCTACAAGTCGGCTGAGTTTCAGTTTGTAGCATTCGACGAACTGACCGACTTCGAGCGGGAGAGTGACTATACATACCTGTTCTCGCGCTTGAGAGGCCCGGACCCCGAGCATGAGCCCGATAACCCGCTGGCATACGTGCCGTGGCGCATGAGAGGGGCTACCAACCCTGGCTCTAAGGGCCACGGCTGGGTAAAGAATCGATTCCAGATCAACCCCGCCAACCGCCTGGACGAGAACGGGGAGTTTGACAAGTACCGCTGGGTTGAGACGGAGTGGACCGACGAGGAGACGGGCGAGACGCACCGGCGGCTGTTCATGCCCGCCTATGCCGAGGATAACCTGTCCCGCACCCCTGCGGCCTATATGCGTTCCCTGGCCTCCCTGGACCCCGTATCCCGAGCGCGTATGCGCAAGGGCGACTGGGAGGTAGAGGCCGGTGGCGGTATGTTCTGGCGTCACTGGTTCGAGGTCATCAAGCCCGAAGAGGTGCCCGCAGGTGTTCAGCCGGTGCGCTTCTGGGACTTGGCCGGGACGGAACCGAAGCCGGGCAAAGACCCCGACTACACCGCCGGTTGCCTGCTGGCCGAGCGCGACGGCGTGTACTACCTCTTGGACATGCAGAGGCTACGCAAGACCCCGCAGGGTGTTGAGGACAGGATAAAGAGCACCGCGCAGTCGGACTCCAAGGGCGTGCGTATCGGTATCGAGGAAGAGGGCGGTGCCTCGGGCAAGATCGCGAGCGACCACTACAAGCGGCGCGTGCTCAAAGGCTACGCCGTGTGGACCCCCCGCCCCATAACCTCGAAGGTGACGCGCGCCAACCCGGTATCGTCCGCCGCCGAAGCGCGCAATATCAAGCTGGTAGAGGGGCCGTGGGTAGCGGCGTTTTTGGATGAGGCCGAGCAATTCCCGGTAGGGGCGCACAAGGACCAGATAGACGCGCTCTCGGGGGCGTTCGAGCTTGTCAACCGCCGCGTCGGGACCGTCAGTGTGATGAAACAAAGGATGAGGTAATGCTGGAAGACGCGCTGCTGAACATGATAAACGCGGCATACCCGCCAGAGTTGAAGATACTCAACGAGACGGCCCGTGCCCGCATAAGGGCCGCTATCAAGGCGCAGTGCTACTACAGTGGTGACTTCTGGCGCTTCATCGACGCCGAGCAGGGCAACTGGAACGCCGAGGTCGGCATAGCCCACGAGCAGAGGCGCGACTACTCGGGCAGGAAGGGCGACAAGAACGCTGGCCTGTCCTACGCCCCGTCCCGCCTGGCCTTGAAGTACCCCAAGTTCTTCATCGACGAACTGGCCTCCTGGATGTTCGAGAAGCCTTTGACCCTTGACGGGGATATCGAGCCCCGCAAGCGTATCATGGCGGTCCACAAGGCGAACATGCTCGACGAGAAGCTATTGCAGGGGGCGGGTGAGTCCTGTCTGACCGGCGGGATAGCCGCCAAGGTGCTGTGGAATGAAACGCTCGGTAAGACGCGCGTTCTCATACGCCCGTCGCGAGAGTGCTTCCCGATATATGACCCCGACGATATCGACCTCTTGCAGAAGGTCTATTTCTGTTCCTTCCAGGACGACGAGAAGACGCTATGGAGGCAGACCTTCGAGATCGTGGACGGGCAAGACGGGTTCAAGGGTCCGGTATGCCGCGTCATTGAAGAGCTGTTCACCGTCGACGAGTTAAAGCACAAGAATCCAAAGCCGTTCAAGTTGCTGCGCAATGAACTGCTGTTCAAGGACGGCAACGCGATAGACTTCATCCCCGTTGTCCCGATCCCGAACGAACCGAACCTTGGCGAGATATGGGGCGAGTCTGACCTTGAATCACTCTACACGGAGATCAACGAGATTTGCCGCAAGACTTCCGACTTCGGTGACATGCTCGGCTATGAGATGTTCCCGATAACGGTGTTCAAGAACGTGGACTGGGACCAGACGAACCCGCCGCAGGCAAAGCCGGGCGCGTTCGTGGAAATCAACGGGCCGAGCGACGCCCAGCTCGAGGCGTACAAACTTGAGTCTCAGATGTCGGCCAAGGTGCCGGTCGAGTGGTACGTGGACCAGATGATAAACCTCGCTCATCAGTTCTCGGGCGTGCCGAACATCACCCGCGACAAACTTGACTCCCTTGGGAACATGTCGGGCGTTGCCATTCGCCTGATGTACCTCGGGATAATCTCCAAGTGCGACCGCAAGTTGAAATACTGGGTGCCGCGTTTGCAGAACGTGTATGACATGATTCTCAAAACGGAGGCCGTCTACTCAGACTATCAGTACAAAGAGGGCTATGAGTTGACCATCG